CGGGGCTGTGATCAATACGGATTTGATCGACGCCTTCAACTTGATCTGGAATTTCCGGGCGGCGGCGCACTCTTCGCGGATCACTCGGCGGCAGTATGCCTCCGAGTCTGTCGCTGCCGCGACGACGTTGCCTCCGGCGTTCTGGCCGTCGGGTCGGTTTGCGCACGTCGTGCCGGACTATGAGATCGCTCTTGTTCAGGGCGCGCTCGATTTGGATATCGTGGCCGGGAAGCTTCCGGTGGACGGTATTTATTCGTTCGGGACGGTCACCGTGAAGGCGGCGGGAACGGCTGCGCGGGGTGTGGATGCTTCTGCGGATGCGACGACTACCGCGGGCTTTGGCTCTGCTAATGCGATGGTTGAGGCGGCGACCGGCGGTGCCGGTTTGCTCTTCAAAACCTCGGGCGGTACCGGTGCTGCGGCGCGTCCGGACATTTCGGCGCGTCTTTCGGGCCAGTCGATTTCGATCACGTTGAATGACTTCGACAAGGCCCGGATCGCCCAGGCTTACGCCAAGCTGCATGCCGCCTATGGTGGCAATGATGCGACCGGCTTCGATAATGATGATGTGCTGGTCGCGCTGCTTATGCAGGGCATCAATCCGGGCGAAGAGAATTTCAAGCGCCCGTGGCTCTTGGACAGCGCGCGTGTGCCTATCGGCTTTGCTGAACGCTTTGCGACCGATGCTGCTAACCTGGATGAGAGCGTTACCATCGGGCGTGGGCAAGCTACGCTTTCGCTCAATGTGCCGAAAACCGATGTCGGCGGCGTCGTGATCTACACTGTCGAAGTGCTGCCTGAGCGTCTCGATGAACGGATGTCGGATGAGTGGCTCTTGTGCGACGATTTCAAGGATCTGCCGAACCCGCTTCGCGATATCCAGCGGACTTTGCCGGTGGATTTGGTCGTCAATCGCAGGATTGATGCCAAACACACTACGCCTGCGGGGCTGTACGGGTACGAGCCGATGAATGCGGTGTGGAAACGGGACTTTACCCGGCTCGGCGGTATCTTCTTTGAAGACGTGCCGGGCAATACGATCACGGAAAGTCGCATGGGCCTCTGGCAGACCGATTTGATCAATCCGGTCTTTGCGTCGTCTCATCACCTTGCCCCGGTGCCGTTCCCGCACGATGTCTTTGCGGACACACTCGCCCCGGCCTTTGAGGTCGTGTCGCGGCATGTCTGCTCCATTGTTGGGAACGTTCAGTTTGGCGATGTGCTGATCGAAGCCAATGACGATTACGACGCTGTCGAATCCAGCGGCGTGTAAGGGGAAGGAACCTAATCATGAAAACGATCAACCCTCTGGAATGGCAGGAAATCAACCTTGGCAAAAAAATCGAAGCCCCATCGGGCCTCCTGTGGCTGCGGGGGTCCTCCCCGTTCTCCGTCTTCGTCCAGTCCTTCGGCATGGAAACGGTCTACTCCTTCCAGGCCGTCGGCAAGGTCGCCGTCGCGCCCGGTGCGACGTTCAAGGTAGAAGCTTCCAAGCCGGGGCGCGTCTTTCTGAAAGACGCACCTCGGCGGGTGGTGAAAGACCACGGGGAAAGCTTCACCAATATTGACCGGCTCCCGACGGAAAGTGGGCCGCTGCAAGAGGTCACGCGCGCGCTTCGTATGCTTAAGCTTGAAGAACGCGCAATGATCCGGCGCATCCGGGAAGAACGGCATGCGTCCGAAGCGGTGATTGAGGGCCGTAAGGCGAAGGCGGAAGCCGAAGCGGCGGTTGAGGCAGAAGCCAAATCGGAAGCTGAGGCAGAAGAGGCGGCAAAATGAAGCCGGGTCAAAGCGTCAAGCTTTGGTGGCAAAGATACGTCGCGGGGGGTCTGAGAACCCCCCAAGACATATATGCCGCCTCAAGGGCTGAAGAGCCGGATAAGATCGAAGATCGGTTCACGGCAAGCCCGGTCGATAATCCCGAATGGGATGTGCCGGACAGGCTTTCGGCTCCTGCGTTTCTCACGTCCGAAGCTTATGCCCGCCAAGGTATGCGGGCAGATTGGCAGCATTGTGATCAGCGCTTGCGGCTCTGGGCCGCGCGGTTTGTGCTTGCTGCTCACAAGCGGGGTATCCCGCTTTATGTGCATTCGGCCTTCCGAACCAAGGAGCAACAGGATCTGTTGCGTTCGCGTGGGCTTTCCAAGGTCGGGTATCCCCGATCTGCTCACAATATCGGGGAAGCTGTGGATATCGTCCACGGCGTCTACCACTGGGAAATGACGCCGCTTGAATGGCGCTATCTGCATTGGCTTGGCCGGGACGTGCTGCGCAAGCTTAATGCGCAATGGCCGAAGGACAGGCGCTTGTGCCTTAATTGGGGCGGCGATGATGGGACCAGCGGGGACAAATTCCGTTGGGACCCCGCACACTGGGAAATCCTTGATTACCGGGACAGGATCGAGCGCAAGCCCGAGCTTGTCCCCGTCCATATGTCGCCTGCGGTGACAGTGGCGCGCTATCGCGCCTAGCCTTCTGGCGTTTGAAAAAGGAAATCCCCCGGCCTCCGGGGTGTTTCCGCGCGCGCAATCCTCTCCTACTGGAAGGATTGCGCGCGCCCTTACCCCCTTGATGAACCTACCCTTTTAGTGACTAGCAAATCCGAAGAGGACCGAAAATGTGCCAATCCCCAAGCTTCGTCTGGGTGAAACGCGGGCCGGAATGGGTGAAAATCCCTGCCCCATGCGACCGGTGCTGGTCGTGTCGGGAAAATTATGTCAGTGATTGGGTGGGCCGGTGCTTAGCTGAGGCTGACTGCGGGCCGGATGGCCTGCGGCAGACCTGTTGCACCTTGTCTTTGACCTATGCCCCCCCTACTGACGCGGGGGATTTTTCGCATAGGGTCGTGGACCCTTCCCACTTCCAACTTTTTATGAAGCGTCTGAGGAATGCTGGTCACAAAGTAAGGTATCTTGTCGCGGGCGAGTATGGCGACACCTTTGGGCGGGCGCATTTCCATGTGATCCTGTTTTTCTCCGATCTGAAAGAAACGGGAAAACCGGCTCCGGTGTTGCATGATCGTAAAGCCTTTCGGGCTGATCCAACGATCGCCTCGCCGTTCTCGCGGCAGATACCTCAAAAGGAAATGGTCCACATTTCCGAGTGGCCGCACGGCCACGTTGTAGCGGACTGGTCCATGACCGAAAAAGCTGTCCGCTACTGCTGCGAATATCTGTATCAGGACGGCAAGCGCACGGGCTGGTTCAGTCAGTCGAAAAAGCCGCAGATCGGCTTCTACTGGTTCGCACAAAAGGCGGCGCAGGCTCGGCAGTTTGGCGTGCTGCCGTCGTCCTTTGAATATCTTCCTCCGGGCGGAAAGCCCGGTAAGAAGTATCTTATGACCGGCGCAACGCGGCGGGATTACCTTAATCTCATCACCCTGGACAGGGCCGATAGGCCGCGCATGGCTAAATGGGTTCGCGCAAGCTTTGATAAGCTGGAGCGTGAGGAGTTCATCAAGTCGCGGGTGCCTGGTTTTGATGATGAGGCGTTCCTCGCTCGTCAGATGCCTGAGGCTAAAATGCGGTCCTTGCTTGTTTGGAAGGACGGCTTGGAAAAGGCCGCGTCCGATGCTATGTTTGCCAAGGTCGCTTGGCTTTGGGGGTTTTTCGATGTCGAAGAGTTCAAGGCGTTCGCAGAGGCCGGTGGGTGTGAAACCCACCCTGAATACTACTGCGAATATCGGCAGGTCTACGTTCACAACGGCGCGCGCGCGTCGGACGGCGCAGCAAACGCTGAGCCGCTTGACGTACGTAGGCCCCCAAGAGGCTTTGACCGAGAGGGAAAACCGTACTGGGCCGACCCGGAACGCGACTATCTCCAGCCCGCGTTCGCGAGAGCCGGAACCCCAGACGGAACCCCTTCGGATGCGTGAAGACTGTGGGCGGGAACCGCCTGCTTCGAACAAGGGCAATGGCGGATCGCGTCCGTTCGTCCCGTGGCGTAAAAAATGCTAGGGGCGTTGTAAGCTATCCCAAGCGCTTCGCGCTTCTCAGCAAATCAGTGCGGGACCTTGTTCGGCTAGACCGGGTTCCGCCTCAGCGCCAGAGGCGCTAAGTTGGTTCCTTGGCTGCCCGAAGGGGGGGTCCCCGCTTGCGGGGTTCCCGTAGCGGCCCCCCGTAGGGACGAATGCTTGTGTAAGCGCGTCAGAATTGGGCCGGGCCGGGAACCTTGTTCTTCCTTTCTTTTTCTTCGGGCCGGTGTGGACCACAAAGAACCGAGCCACCGAAGGTGCCCGCAGGGCAAGGCGAAGCCGCAGTCTCGGTTTTTTGTGGGCCGCCTCCGGCCCTCTTCTCTTCTCTTGCGATCTGTGATCGCGCGTCCGCTGCCGACGGGTCGCCGCACTCTACGCGGCGATCCCCGAGGCTTCGGGCGCTATCTTCGGGCGTAGCCCCCCTCCCCTAGCCAGTTAGCTTGCTCTGCAATCGTTCACGCGCGCTGGCGGGGGCTAGGGGCGTAGCCCCTCGACACTGTTATACGGTGTCGTCCTCTTGACAGACCCGCTATATTCTGCATGTCTGTCAACGGTTAGCCCCGGTCCGGGGATAACCTTTAAAGAAAGGATATCTCTTGCAGAAATCGAAACTCTTCAAAACGCTTGCCGTTGTGTTGTCCGGCCCCTTGGCTGGCGCTTTCGGCATGTGGCTTCTGGCGGAAGCTCCGGTGATCCATCGCGCCATGTGTAACCCTGTGGGGTTCTAGCATGGCGATTGATGCCGGTTTGGTGTCGACGGGGTTGAAGCTTGCCGGTGCGCTGTTCGGCAAGAAATCGAAGCCTCCTACCCCGTCTGAAATGGTCATTGGCGCTGCCGAAGGCGCTCGGAAAGCTGAGAAGCTTTACGGGATTAATGCGTTGACCATGCTAAAATACGCTGGCGGCAATGCCGCAGCGGGTGGGGGCGGTGAACCGGCCCCACTGGCGTCTTTGTCTATCCTCGGCGATTTTGTCGAAGAGAAGTATGGGCAGGACGCAAAGGACAGGCGGGAACACAACCGGCTGTCCAATGAGCTGCTGTCGCTTGAAGTGCAGAAAGCTCGGACTCTCGCCCCTGTCGCTCCGGTCTCTGCGGTCGCGGCTATGGGCGGCAATGCTGCTTTCACGGGCGGCGCAGCGTCTACAATCGGAACGGATGGCGGCGTCCAGGCTGGTCCATTTCAAATGGCACTGCTTGGTAAGAACCGGGACGTTAAGCAAAGTCCGACAGAAGATATGTCGGGCTTTATGCGTATCCGAAACGGTTTGACCGATGAGGACGGGTTTCTGGTACCCGGTGCGGATGGTGAGCCGCTCGATATCTGGCAACTCCCTGTGGTGGCTGGATCGTGGGCGGCGGACAAGGCTTGGTCACTTGGGACGATGGCGGGCGAGTGGCTCGCCACGTCCGATAAATCTCCGATCAAGCGCGATTACGGAAAACCTGACGGTTTTACCGAAGACGGCAAACCGTTCTGGAAGATGTCGGATGGCTCAATTCGGTGGAATTGGGCCGATAAACCTTCAAACAAAGGAAACTGACCATGCGTCAATCTACAACCCCTGTCCCTTATGAGACTTCGGTGCGGCCCGATAATGATGTCAAAATGACATCTGGGCGTGCCGGTGTCGTGGTCCCCCTGGGCTACGTTCCTCTGTTGCCTGGCGAAAGCATGTCGGGCCGTGTCGGCGTCGATATCAAGCTGGCGGAAATGCCCCGTCCGCTTCTCAATGCGGTCTACGCGAACGTCCAGGCGTGGTTCGTGCCGCGTTCGGTGTTTCCGCAATTTCCGGGCCGGGATGAACTCAACCATGCGATGATCGGCCTTCCGATCAAGTCGCTCGGCGCTGCGGATCGGTCTCCTCCTCCGTTCTATACGACGCTTTCCGGGGCGTCGGTGACGACGGCGGCGGCGTCGGATTTCTTCCAGGCGCTGGGTCTTCACCTTCCGACCGGGGCGGGGATCAATACGGATTTGAGT